CTACTTCTCGATCATGTCGCGCTTGTACCGGGTCGCGATGCTGCCGAAATTCCGGAAGCACGCCGGCATTCGCTTCAACCCGTTCGCCGGCATCCCGAAGCTGAAGACGCGCCCGCGCAACGTGACGCTGACCGTGCCGCAGATCCTCGCGTGGATCCGGGAGTCGAGCTACCACGTGCGCCTGGCGGCCGCCATCGCCGCGCTCGCGCCGAAGTTCAGGGTCCGCAATATCCTCGACCTCCAATGGGCGACGAACGTGGACCGGCAGCTCCACTTCATCACCGTGCACCAGCACAAGACCGAACATCTCACCGAGCAGCCGATGGTCGCGGCCGTGTCGGCGCAGCTCCGCGGCATTCTCAAAGACGCGCGCGCGCGAGTACCGACCGCCACGCACGTGGTCACCTATCGCGGCAAAGCGGTGAAGTCGATTCAGGGCGGCGTGAAGGCGGCGTTCGAAGCCGCGAAGATTCCATACGGCCGCGACATCCCTGGCGGCGCGACCTTCCACACGGTCCGGCATTCGATCGCCACGCTCCTGGCCGAGCTCGACGAGACCGAAGCGAAGCGCGCCGGCCTGATGGGACAGGACCCGGCGACGACGCAGCGGTACACCCATCTGCGGCCGGTGCAGGAGAAGCGCATCGCCGAGCGGCTCTCGCGCGCGGTCAAGATCGCCGACGTGGTCACACGGCTGCCGATGCGCGCCGCGCGGAAGCTACCAGTGGGAATCGTTGGGGGACAGGCTAAGGCCACGCTGCGGAAGTCGACGAATTCGTTAGGAAAGCAGAGACAGGCCAAGTAGGTCAATCGACGACGGGATCGCGCGATTCGCCGAATAAACATCGATGTGTACTCGTGATCCACAACCGGGCTCAGGAGCTAGTCCGAGCAATCGGGTCGGGGTTCAAATCCCCGCTTCCGCACCAACAAAACAACAGATCTTGGGGAATCGGGGCTAGTCGGTACTGGGGGACTTCCGCGGGGACCGCTGACCTGAGCGGGTCGGACGGCACCAGCCTCTCACGCCGGGGCATGACGTGAGTCCCAGCAGCTAGCCCGCCCGATCCCGCCTCAGACCTCGGCGGAGATCCGCATCGCTTTGAGGAATCGCCGATCCGATTTTGTGTACTCGCCGCTGATCGCTACCCGCCAGTGCGCGTGTGCCAGACACACCGGACAGCGCTCCGGCAGATCGCCTCGCTTCACGTGGACGGACGTGTCGCAATGAACGCAAATCAGGACGAAGAACGCTTGCGGCATCGCGTGCTTTCACGGCCAGTACGAGGGCCACGACCATTGCGGGTCGCGCCCGCGCAGGCCTACGTAGGCGGGACCGCGGCTTCCCGTCGAGCAATGCGAGCCTTCGCTTCCACGATGACCGCATCGAGCGTCTCGTCATCGTGGCCCTGTCGTCCCCACAACTCGTGAATCTTTTCGACGGTGGTCACCCCGAGCCCGACGAGCGTGGTAATCAAGAGGACGCGCGGGTCCATCGCCGCTTCTAAATCAGTCATGATCAGTTGCCTCCCGTGAACTTCGCCACAACCAGAATGGCCTGCGACAGTGCGTAGTTGACTTTCGCCGTGAGGTCCGGCGCGACCTGCGCGGCCGGCGCGACGATGCCCTGAATCGCCGTCAAATCGGTCAGCAGATCGGGCAGATTCTTCGGCACGGCGAAGTCCTTGGGCGAAGCCTTGATCGCCTCCGAGACCGCGACGACATCGAGGAGGGCCTTCTTGATCTTCGGATCGGCCGCCGCGCACTGTGCCGCCGTCAGGACCTTGGTTTGGCAGGCAGAGGTCGCGGCATCGTCGACCGCGAAGACCGCCTGGGCGAAGGTGGCGTCAGCCACCACCGCAACATGTCGCGCCGCGCCGCACGCCGCCAGCGTGAGCGCGAGCAGGACCGGGAGAGCGAGCCGAAGTCGTCGGTGTCTGTCCATTAGAGGCTCCTTTGAAAGGGTGGTCATACGTTCCCTGAGATCAGGGGATTCTTCTGTTCGAGTCGCGAAAAGATCGTGATGCAGTCCTTCAGCAGCCCGACGACTGCGCCAGCCACGGACAGGCCGGCGCATTTATAGAGCAGGTGCATGAAGTCGTCGGCCTGAATCACATCCGTGGCCATCGCGCCCGTCAGAATGCCGAGCAGCGATGTGAGGAAGACGTTCACGAACCGGATGCTGATGGCCATGAGCGGGCCGACGACCTGCACGACGAGGTTCGGCTGATGCGCGCCAGGAGTCTCCGCCTCGGTGCCGGTCGGCAATCGGCTGTTGTCTCCGGTACTGATAACCGATACCGTCACCGGTTCGACCGGCCGACTCTCCGTGACTTTGTCCTCTGCCATAAGATCCTCCTCTTGGTCAGGGCGCAATCGCCGCGAACGGATCGGCGACCACACCCGTTAGGTTCTGTAACAGCTTGTCGATGTCTGGCCCGATCGTCGTGCCGTCGGTCGACACCTGGCCTGCCGCCGGCATGTACCGGAACATCGCGTCCAATCGCGGCACCAGTGATCCGAACAACAGCGTAAAGTTCCCAGCCGGATACGCGATGAAGCCGGACGCCGCGAGCTCGACGATGTTGTTCGTGAAGACGTACGGCGTGCAGCACGCGGCGATCGATGGCGAGCCGATCGTCGTGGCTTCGCCGGTAATCCCATAGAGACCACTCCGCATAATGTTGTTCGTCACGCGGATGTTCTTGAGCGGCCCGCCGCCGAGCGCGAACATCTGCCCGCTCACGCCGATGAGCAGGTTGTGGTCGAACGTCAGGCCGTCGACCTTGTCCTGGATCAACACGCCGCGCGCCGCCTGGATGACGTTGTGCCGGACGGTGATGCGCCCACTCGGCGTCGTCGTGGTCTGCAGGTTGTCGAGGCCCAGCACGTTGAGCGCGTAGGTCGCGACGTGCTTGATGACGTTGAATTGAAAGACCACGTCTTCGACGATGCACCAGGGACACCCGCCGGACTGATTGCGCGGGGTGAAGACGATCGCATTGCCAGATTGCGCATCCGCCCAGACGTTCTCGAAGACGTTGAACTCGACCAGCACCCGCCGCGCGTTCTTCAGCTCGAACAGGTTCTTGACCGTGCCGGGCTTGCCGCTGACCAGTGCCCCAGTCGCGCTGTAGACGGGCTTCCATGACAGGGGCTTGAAGAAGTGATTCCGCCGAATCACGATGTCCGACGTGATAAGGCCGGAGATCGCCGGGTCCGCGCCGCCGAACAGGATGTTCTCCCCACTGGCTTCCAGGTAGTTGTTCTCGATCAGATACGGGCCGGTGCCGTTGTAGGCCCCGAACGCCTGACTATCACGGCCCACTTCCCAGAAGTCCGAGAGCCAACTGTTGATCAGCGTGATGAACGCCCCATGACAATTACAGCCGGTGTGCCCGCCCTTCTCCGGCGAGCCGTGCATGTAGACGCGGTCAAAGGTGATGTGTTTGGGTTGGTCGGCCAGCGTCGGCGCGTTCCACCCGAACATGACGAGCGGCCGGTCCGGCAGCACAAGGTTCGGCAGGAACTCGATCCCGATGATCGCGTACCCGTCCGCGCCGAACTCCGCCGTCAGTGTTTGTAGGGACGGGTCTTTGGGACCGAGCTTCGCCATGCGAGGCGACAAGGCCGGCGTGACACGCACGCCCGGCGGCAGCGCCGCGTCGTCGAGGCCGTCGGTACGAATCGTGATGACGCCAGCGCTCGCCTTTTTCCGCAGCGTGTAGTTCCCGGTGAACGTCGCGGGCGCGAGCAGGATCGTTTGCCCAGGCTGTGCCGCGTCCAGTACTGCCTGCAGATCGCCGCCTGCCGGCACGCGAATTACCTGCCCTGTCGGGGCCGGCTTGTTGACCTCGGCCTTGAGCAGTTGCACGTCGACGGCGAGCTGGTCGAGTAAGCGATTGAGCACCGCCGGGTCTTGCGCGAGGAGTAGGAGGACGAGCATCAGCATGGGTTCACCGCATTCCCTATCCGTTAGAGGCCGATTTCAGAATCACGCGGCCCTGCGTCATGTGCGAGGCGTCCTGTCGCCACGAGAACGGATGTCGACTGTCGCAGTGATCGTCGGTATGGCCCTTCGGCTCCGTGCAGGTGTAGTCGCTGCCCACGTCCGACTTGAGCACCGCGCCACACGTCGCGTTCACTGCGCCTGGCCATTCACGATGTAGGCGCTGCGCGCGTCGCCATCACCCAGCAGTTCCATGACCTGTCCGTCCGCCACCGTGACCCCGATCGCGGTGCCGGTCAGTGGGTCGACCGCCGTGCAGCGCCAGTTGCCGATCGCCCGTAGCCGCGCGACATTCAGGACACCGTTCAGCACCTCGACGAACCGTCCGTCGCCGCTGATAGCCCCATAGGCACGGTCCACCCCGTGGTCGGTGTTGTTGTCGGACCAGATGCCATCCGATGTCAGCGGCTGCGGACCCGTCGGCCGCGTGCCGCTCTGACTCGTCTTCTGCCAGTTCTCGCACCCAGCCGGCAGCCACGCGTCGATGCTACGGACCACCTTGAGGATCAGATCGATGTTGTCGATCTCCCAGAGATTCGCCCGACGATCGCGACTGAGGTCAGTCCCGCCCGTCACCATGTCCCCGATGTGCAGACACCATTTGGCGGCGCCAGCGATGACGGCATTCGCGCGGAGCATGGCGAGGATGCGCGGGTCCGTCTGGGACGACCCACTCGAATGCACACCTGGTGGCTCGTTGCTGTTCACCACGCCGGGATAGCGCTGAAGGTCGTGCCCCTGCCGCACCTCGCGCCACGGCCCGCCGCCCCGCTCGGTGTGGACCGTGAACTCCGTCGCGCCTGCCGTCTGGAACCCTGCCACTAATGCATCCACGTCTCCAGGCGATGTCAGGGCGATCAGCGGCACGCTGGTGTTGGCGCGCAGGGACTTGACCATCTCGATCTGTGTGGGCAGGTTGATGTGCCACTCGTTCGTCATCTCGAGCGACAGAATCTTGTGCTCACGCCCGCTGACGATGCGCGCCCAGCGAGTCGCCTGCGCCATGCCGTAATCCTGGTCAGGCCCATCGTCACCGATAAGGAAGACCTCGGAGCGGAGGCCGTTCTCGTCGTACAGGTAGTCGATCAGTTCTCGCATCGACGCTTCGTAAGTGGGATCTTCCGGGTTGACCTCCCAGCCTGGCCACCGGACGTGGCCAGCAATGCGGACGCCGTCGTAGTCGTACGGCCGCAGGAACTCGATATTCTGTTTGAACCGCGCCTGGTCGCGCGTCCACCCTTGATACGCCCACATCATCGTGACAATGAGCGGATGAAATAGCCCGTCATCATCCCGCACAGCTTTTCCAACGGGTTGCACCACACCGCGCCGTCGCGTGAACGTCGGCACCAAGAGCTTCGGCAGTTGATACCAGCCCACCGGCAATGGACGCTCGTAGGCGGCCGGGATCGGCCTGGCCCACCAATCACTTTGTGCGGCGGGCGGGATGGTGAGGTGCTCGCCGTACCACTGGTACCCGTGGATGCCGACGTTCTCATCCCCAACAGCTGTCAGGAACAGGCTCATCTCGGTCGCACTGACCGGTATAGACGGGAACTCGGCACGGCCGTTTGGCTTCGTGTCTACACGAAACTGCTGATCAGCGGTATCGATACGGACGTGCGACGGATACGGCAGGTCGTTGATGACGATCCCGCGATAGGTGATCACTGGTGGCCGGTTCGCCGGATGTCGTGGCCAGAAACTCATACAAACTCCTTCGCGCTCACGCTAATCGCCGCACGCCAAGCACACGCGCGCGCGGGAAGGCGCTCACGTTGACAGCGTCTTTCTGGTTACCACCGAGGAGCAGGACTTGCTCGTTGGCGAGCCCGGCAAAGAACCCGACATGCCCGCCGCCGTCTCGCTCGAGCACCACGATGTCGCTTTCCGCGCGCGCCTCTTCGAGGGTGATCGGCCGGCCGACTTCCAGCCAGGACCTGGCCGCCAGCGACTTCGACCGCGGCAGGCGCAGCAGCCAGGCGACAAAGTTACAGAAGCCGGAGCACCACGGGACCGCGTCGTCCTTCGGCCAGTCGCCATCGAGCTGCAGCATCGCCAAGACCAACGGCGTGGAGGTCGCGCCAGGCGTTTCCTTCACGCCGACAAATCGCTGCGCTAAGTCGAAGGCGGTCATATTCACGCGATGTCCTTCTGCCGCAAGAGCACCAGCGCGACGAACAGGCACCCACCATCGAAGATCCCGAGCGGTTCGCAGACCTTCGTGATAATGCGTCGCCCAAATTCCCGGTCGAGCGAGACGAGCAGTTCGGCGTCTGGGAGCATGCGGCCATTCTCCGTATAGAACTGCCACATATCTGGCATGATCGAGGCATACAGCCGACTGACATCCGGATCGACCGTCAGGATCTCAGCAATCGTCGTCACCTGCGGTCGGAGTCTCTGGTCGGACATAAGCAGCCTCTAGTTCCGGTCCTTCACGAGCCGCTTGACGCGCGCTTCGGCTTCGCCCCGGTTTAAATTCGATGTTTGCAGATCGCGCACTTTGGCCTGCAGGACAGCGATATCGATCACCGCCTCGGCGAGTTGTTCCCTCGACCGCCACAATTCCTCGACGCGAAACCCGACGCGCATCAGGACGTAGAGGCTCCCGATAAGACTGCACACGCTGATGGCGAGCGCTAAGACCGTCGAGACGCTCACGCATCCGCCTCTCGCCGATTGGCCGCATTGAACGAATAAGCCTCTGACATCATGGCGTTTCAGACACGTAGCTGAACTTGAACTCGAAGTACGTGCTCGCGGCCGCGTCTGACCACTGCAATTGGCTCACCGGGTTCGCCGACGCTCCAGTCGCAAAAAACAGCGGCGTGATGGCGGAAGCGTTCGGCGACAACTCACCCAACAAGGTCACGATCGGCGTCGTCAGGTTCCACAGGCCGATTGCGAAGCTCGAAGTCGCGTTCGCCACGTTGCGCGTCGGAAACGGCAACCCGCTAATACCAATGGCGCCGGACGCCGTCGCGATCGAAATGATCTGTACGAACCCGTCCACGATGACGAGCCGCCCGATTTTCGCGTAGTGCCCGGACTGGATGAAGTGCGTGGGGCCGCCGGTCGTCGCGGTCAGCACGGGCGTCCAGTTGCCGTTCTGGACTTGGTCGAACAGGAATAGGGTATTGTCCCGGACTTGCGTATTCCAGAACGCCGCCGTCAACACCGACCCAGCGATCGCCGTGGCGGGTGTCGTCCACGCCATCAGATAACTCCCCGCGCGGCGTTCTCAGTCCGCAGTTGTTCAACGGTCTCACCAGGCAGCCAGAAGCGATTTCTTAAACCCTCTCGCTTCAGCATCTCGGCTTCGATGTTGAGACGGATGGCCGGATCCGGGAAGACAATCGTGGTATGGGCCGCCCCGCACCCAAAGCAAAGCGCGATGCCCCACTCGGGATCCGTCGCATTACCAGCGCCACAGGAACAATCCACGAGCCACGATCCGAAATCGATGCGCGCTAAGCGCGGAGCGGTGTCCACGTGGACGACCAGGCGAGCCCCTTGCCGGCGCTGCTTCGCGATGGCCGCCGCATGCGCCTTGCGATACGCGTCAGCCGACCGCACCTGATGATGTTCACGGGGGCCGAGGATGGTCTCGTACATCAGGCGAACCCAAAGACGTTCTCATCGAACGCTCCATCATCGAAGATCATGACGGCGGAGTCGTCGGCCGGCGCGAGCGTCCACCAGGTCGTCAGTTGTCCGGCGAGACTCAACTCACACTCGACGGCATTGATGAATGTGCCCATATCCGAAATTCCGGTCGTCGCCTCGGTAAAACTGACCATGTCGCCGACGTCTCGCGTGATGGCTGACGTCACAAGGTTGTCATCCGCTTCCGACAGCAACCGGACACGGCGCGGGAACACGCGGCCGCCCCAGAGACGCGCGATGAACTCGGCGACGTCCTGCCCGATGTTTTGGTCACCCTGGTACGGCATCAGGAGCGATTCCGGGAGTTGCCGCCGCCCGTAGATGTCAATGCTGTCCTGATTGATCCCGCGACTGATGACAGGGGCGTACCGGTAGACTCCACGCCCGCGTGCTTGGAGGCCGTCCACGCTGCCAGGTCCGCGCACATAGCCGATACTGCCGCCCGCGTTCTCGAGTTCGATGAGAGCGCGTGATCCGAAATACGTGGCGGTCACCGTGAAATCGCCAGCGACGTTCGCTCCGCTCCCGTTCGACGCCGCGTTCGCGGTCCAGTCAGTCGTCACGGTGAGCGGCTCCATATCCATCCCGCCGACGAATTCCGCTTCATTGTTGGGATCCCGATACTCCACGATGATAAAGATCGTCGCTCCAGCGTCGACAGCGATGGGTTGGTCACATTGAATGAGCACGGTCGTCGCGGCCGCATCCTGGCGCCGTGGCACCGTCCTCACTTCCACGTCGTTGATAATGTCTTCCCACTCGGAGGGCACGGCAAACGCCCCTGGCTCATTCGCTAATTGATCGCGCGTAAACTGCTCGACGACATCAGACACCGCACGCGCCTGCCGATTTTCAAAGCGAAGCGTCTCGCCGTCGGTGGCATCACCACGCAGATAGAGGTAGCCCATCTCGCTTTGGAGAATGTCTTGGGCCACGGAGGCAGCCTTCGGCGTGACGCCACCCAGATCATCGAAGGCAAAGGCATACGTGTCGCTCCCGAGATCCAAATCAACATTCGCTGGCGCCGTGGGCACGACTGCCAGGAGCGCGGTGAGCAGATCGTCGGCGCCGACGCTGGCGTAAATGTCCAGATTCGCCGCGTCGAAGTCGGCGAACTCGGCGAGCCAGTCAAGCGCCGTGCAACTCGTCGTGCGCAGGCCCGTGACACCTGGGTCAGGGAGGATCGAGCGCAGCTTCCCGCGGAAGACATAGCGCGTGGCGATGCCATCCGTGAGTTGTAGCCGAACACGACTACCACGAAGGAACCCCGTCAACGCATCTGTATGCCCAGGCGAGTACAGCCCTTCTGTCTGGGCCGTATTCTGGTCACTGTTGTCCAGCGTGAAATGGAGCGTGCCTGGCCTAGCCATCCGGTCGAGTGGACCGGACCCGAACATGCCGCGTGACCAGCGGATCGGATCGCGAATCAGATCCGCCGTGATGTCGGTCCAGCCCGTACTCGTCGCCCTGATGGCGAACGAGAGGGCGATCATCCCAGGGTTCGCGGCCGGCGCCGAGAATGCCTGAGCGCCGGTCGCGCCTGCGGCCGTAATCGTCTTCGTCGTGAACGCCAAGCCTTCGTGTCCGCCGTTCTGTTCGACGATGTAGCCACTGGGCGTTCCCGTGATGGCCACCGTAATACCGTCCACGAGACCGACCGCGCAGTGCAGCGCGTTGGCCGTCAGTGTGGTGATATTCGGCGCATTGATCGAGGTCGCTGGCTGACTCGCTGAGGAGGTCGGCGCCACATCGTAAATCACCGACGCGTGCGGGTTCTGAATCGTGACCGCCACCACGGTCCATCGCTGCGACGAGCCCAACGTAAAGTGCAGGGTGCCGGGATCGCCACCCACGACGCGCCGACTGAACACGGAGACCGTATGCGAGGTCTGCGTGACGTCGTTCAGATCCTCGGTGTAGGGCGTGGCGCCGTTGTTGTCAACGATCGTCGTGGAGGCGCCGTTCGCGTGGACGATGACGAGTACCACATCGCCGTCCGCCGTCCCGGCCGGCATGGCGATGCTCACCGCCGTCGAGCCAGCCAGGTCAGTGGCGAGGCGAGAGGAACGGACGAATGTCACGACCGCGAGTTCGAGTTCGAGCGTGGCGGAGACGGGCATGCGTCAGCGTCTCCGTCCGGCGGTTTGGACACCGAAGCGTCCAGCGTTTTGCACGACGGTCGGGATGACCGTCAGGAGGTCCCGGCGCAACCCGTTAATCGCATCTTCAATCCGACCATCGGCGCGCGCCTGGCCTTCCGTGCGCACTTCCTCGCGGCCGTGCAGCATCGCGAGTGTGCCGCGGCCGAAGTCGCGCATGCCGCCACTCCCCTGCGCGAACATCGGCATATGACTCTCGCCGCCGTGGCCGAACGACTCGGCCGCCAGCGCCGCCGCCAGCGCCGGATTGTTCCGCTCGAACTGCGCTTGAAATTCTTCTGGCGACATCGCATTCATGGCGAAGACGTTGTCGATCATCGAGAGGCCGTTCCCGCCCTTGACGTTATCGATGCTGTATTTGCTGTTGTTGATGAAGCCGCTGATCATGAGCGGCAGCGCCATCGCGAGCGCGCCGGCAATCGGCACCGCCGCGAGCGCAGCCGACGCGCCCATCCCTCCGCCGCCGGCCACGCCGAAGGCCGTTTCAGAACTAATCGCGCCCACGCCACCGGCGACAGCCCCGCCTCCACCTGCACCGGCTAAACTGGCCAGCGCCCCGGCCCATCCGCCGCCACCGCCACCTGCAAAGGCCCCGGCGATCTTCGCGGCGATGCTCACGGCCCACTTCGCAACGGCATCCCAAATCGGCTGCAGGAGCTCCTGGGTGATGGCGTTCAGGAGACTGACGCCGATGCCTTTCAGCGCCCCAATAACGCCCCCGCCGCCGGTGAACGCGTTGATGAACAACTGCGGGATCCCTTGAAGCGCCTGCGTGAGATGGCCGGTAATCCGATCGGCGAGCGGCGCAATCCCGTTGTCGATGACCTGCTGAAAGACGGTCGGCATCCCCGCCATCGTGCCCATCGTGCCAACGAGTGAATCTCTAAACGCCCATGTTTTGAGCGTCAGATTCCCGGTGAAGAATGCTTGGCGATCAGTGATCGCACCGACCCCATCAGCGACCTTCCCATAGCGGGCAAACTCCGCATTCCCAAACGCCAGTTGACTATCGAATTCGCGCATAGCCGCGGTGAATTGTTTCTTCGCCTCGGTGGCTTTCTTGTCGGCCTCGGTCGCGGCTTTCTGTTTATCTGTGGCGTCCGCCAGGCGTTGCTTGAACAGCGCGAGGGCATCAGAACTGAGACCGGTGAGGGTGTGCAGCTCCTCCATCGTGAGCGCCCCCTTCTTCATTTCCTTCGTGAGCTGGTCCCGTTCGGTCTTGGATAATTTCCCCAATTCGTCATCGAGCGCGGCCGACGCGGCGGCGAGCTTCTCCGTGAAGTCAGTCGTGGTGGCGACGACCGGCTTCAGTTCCTTGTGACTCTGCTGGACAAAGGCGACGGCTTCCGCGAGGTCCTTGAACGTGCGCCCCGTGGCCTTCGAAATGCGTTCCAGGTTGATCTGGTCGACCGCGGCCTGTCGGCTGTCCGCGGCCGCGCGCTCGGAGTTCTCGCTGTACAGTTTCCAGGCTTGCCAGGCGATCGTCGCGGCCGTCGCGACCGCGGCTAGGGCGACGGTGACGGTCGCGATTGTCGCGGCCACGCCTACGAGCGAGATATTCACGCCAGTGACGGCGACCTTGAGCGACGTGAAGGCGCCGCTGAGGCCGCTCAGTCCGACCAGCGGAATCAGCTTCGAGATCCCCGCCGAGACCGGTCCGAATGCGAGCCCGAGCGCGGTCACCGTGCTCGAGGCGCCGGTGATGACGGCCGCCCACGAGCCAACCGCCGGAGACGTGGCTACCCATTCGCTGACGCCGTCGACGAAGTTCGAAATCGTCGTCTTTGACTGGGCGACCTTGTCGGCGAAATCCACCTGCGCTTTGCCAGAGAGCGCGAGGACATGCTGCCCCTCGGTGAGAATGGCGTTTTTGATCGCCTCCTTCTTTTCCTCCTCGGTGAGTTCGGAGGACTTCTTCCGGATCGAGGCCGCATAGTCGTCGGTCGCCTTCGCCGCGTCGATGTTCAGGCCGATCGTCTTGAGCGTCTTGTCCTGGCCCGTCGCCATCGCCTGAATCAACGTGTCGAAGGCCGTCTTCAGATCGCCGCCGGTGCGATCGGCCAGGACCGCGGCAATGTCGCCCGCCGTGCCCATCTGATCGCTGGTCAACTTCAGCCCCTGGCTGAAGCCTTTATTCGCGGTAGCCATGAGGTCGAAGTTCGAAATATTCCCGAGCGTGGCGGTGCGGAGCTTCCCGAGCATCACATTCGCGGACTCGCCCATCGCGCCGGTCAGGGCCGTGAACGAATCACGCACGTCAACGACATCCGCGCCGCGTTCTCCGAGCTTCGCCACGCCGGCCGCCACTCCAGCGACGACCGCCCCGATGCCCGCCGCCACCGTCGCCATCTGCCGGAAGGACAACGTGGGCTTGTCGACTTCCGCGGCCAGCCGCTTCATTTCGTCACGGCCGGCCTTGCCCATGCCGCTGATCAGTTCGCCAGAGTTACCCGCTTCCTTCCCCGCGGCCGTCAGCCCCTTCGTGAGGTCCTTCGTATATTTCTGGACGCGATCGAGGCCAGCGGTCAGCCCAGCCTCGTCGGTGGCGAGCACAAGAACGGCACGCCCCAGCGAGATGGTCTTAGCCATCGGCGGGTGCCTTCTCGACGAGGGTGTACCCGATGCCGAGCGTGGACAGCATCTCCGGCGCCGGCGCCGTGGCGGCTTTTCGCTGCGACGTCGCGCGCTTCGCGAGGCGTTGCCATTGCCGGATGAGGTCTCCGATGATCCCGCGCTTGAACGACCCGGTGCCGACGCCGACGCATTCGGCCGTCCGCATCGACTCCTCCGCCATCAGCACTGGAATCATGGCGAGGCACGACCCGATGACCACGACCGGCGTGCGCGTGAGCCACATCATCGGATCGCTCCCGGGATAGAAGCGCATCAGGCGGGCCGTGATCTCGCCCCAGTCGGCTTGTTCGGCCGCACGTGGCCGTTGACGCGCCGCGTCTCCCCCCGCTGTGACGGGCGCTGTCCCGCCGACTGGAGGAGCGGCGTCGAGGGCAGCGCGATAAAAGCCTGACAGACCGAGAGACGTTGCAGGTCTGTGAGCCGCTCGAGGACCTCGGCCGGCGCATCGAGCACAATCCGACAAATCGTCGCGAGGATGCGCTCGAGTTCGGCCGCTTCCTCGTCCGATAATTCGTCCTGCCCCCACAGCCGTTCGAACCGCGGCGTCAGTTTGCTGTAGCGGTGATAGTCGACCGCCGAGAGGGTGTCTGGGAGCGAGAGGGCGTAGGCCGTTCCGTCGATCACGACGGACGGCCGTTCGGTCAGGGTGTCAAGCGAGAGTAGCGGTGCGCGCTCGGCCATGGAGAGTCTCCTTCGCCTCGGGAGCGGGGTGAACGACAACGAGTTGAATGCCGCGCTGCTGACAGTCCGCTTCGATGGCGGCCAGCGCAGCGGCGGTCACATGGAGCTCGGCGCGATGCCGGCTGATTGCGCGCTTGTGTCCGACGAGTTCGGCGCGCAAGCGCGCGTGATCCGCAATCAGCTCATTAGGTGAGCGGGTCAGCATGTTGCGCCAGCAACTGACCGAACCGGACGAACTCGGTCGCCGCGTCCGGATCGACCAGCGCGGTCCATTCGAGCGCCAACGCCGCCGGCTCGCCCTTCCGCATCACCGGTTCCGGATTGCCGGTCTGCGCCGCGCGCGGGACCTGGAACTGCATGTTGAAGTCGTCCCCGTATGGCGACGGGCCGCGCACGAGCAGCGCGTAGGTCGCGACCGAGAAGCCGCGCGAGAGGCCGATCTTCTTGTAGCCGGCCGTGCCCATCCCCGCCGCCACGGTCGTGACGGTGTTGCTGTTCAACGCGTGGGCGTATTGCTCGAGCGTGAGGTCCGCGAGCACCAGGCGGACCATCAGATCTTCTTCGGTCCTGAAGGCCTTCCGCGATCCCGCATCGCCGAGCGCGCGGAATAACGTCATCGCCTGGCTGTGTGCCACGGTGACGCCGTCATCGAGATAGTTCAGATCGCCGGAACTGCCGATCTTCGCCCACGGGTTGGCCGGGGCGGCGTTGATCAGCGGGAAGGCCGTGCCGAGCGGCGCGAACCAGACCGTGAAGGGTGCGGCGATGATCTCGTACGGGGCAGAATTGTTGGCCATGTCGGTCCTCTATAGTTTCGTAAGGGCGAATTCCAATTCGTGCGGGAGGTTCTTCGCGAGTTGTTCCTCCGCCCGCGCCACACCTTGGTCTTGGCGATTGATGAAGGCCTGCCAGATCGAGGGACCACGGAGTTCGTAGATCGGCAAGCGCCTGGCACCCGTCCGTCGCTGGAACACGCCCATGTGTCCCGTCGGCATCTTCGCGATGAACGCGTTGGGATACCGGCCAGCCCCGCCAGGTAATCGCGCGGTGACCCCATTGCCGCGCCCGAGCGACGGATAGCGGCCTTTCGCCCTGAAGTCGTACAACGGCACACGCGTCGGACTCGCGCGGAAGGTCGCTTCGAGGTTCTCGGCGGTCGCGTTCTGCACGGTCACGAGCCCGCGCACGTCGCTGACCTTCATGCCCATGTCCGTGGAGATCAGGCTCACCATCAGCGTCTTGGCGCTGGCCGCGGACCGGTTCAGCGCCCGCGCAATCGCCGGCCGAGCGCGGCCTTTTAGAGCCGTGATCGCACGCGCGACATCAGCGGTATTCAGGGAGACGGTGATGGTGGCGCTCACGGGGCGCCCCAGCCTTCCAAGTACGGGCAGGTGTAGGTAATCGACATCCCGACCACCGTGCTGCCGGCGGCGCGTTCAATCGTCACCACGGAGCCCCGTTCAATCTGGCGCTTCACGAGACCACCGAGCGTGCGGTCCGGTAATTCCACCGCGCGCTTGATGTCGCTGATGACCTGTTCGACCGCGATCCATGGCTGATCGAGGTCTGGTCTGGCGAGCGCATGGATGGTAATCGGCAGCGCAATGTACAGGTTCTCCCCTTGGTACCGCGGTTCCTCCACGCCCACCACGATCGCAATCGCGGTCTCGGGATCGTCCGGCCCCAACTCCACGAGCTCCCCGAGATAGAGGGCCAGCCCAGCATCCGTGTCGAACTCGTGGCTGATGGTGATCTCGGCCACGCGCGCACTGAGCGCCTCCAGAATGAGTTGTCGACGGGAGGCCATGTCTGGTTACGGGGCAAGCTCGAAATCGGGGATGACCACGACCCGGGCGTGATCCGCTTCCACGCGCTCGGTCCCATCGACCCGCCAGCGGCGATCCGCCTCGCCCGCCCGTTCCGGCGCCATGATGATCGACCCCCTCGGCACGAGGGCGACGGCATCGCGACTGATGGCGAGAATGCGCTGCGGTTCCCGACGCTGAAACTCGCTGCCGAGGCCGACGTCCTGTGTGAGCGGCGTCAGCCAGATCCCCGTCGTCTCGAGCGGCTCCTCATCGGGCACCGGAAACGCCCGCATGATGGTGACCGGGACGCCGAGCACAGCGAAATTCAGATCGCGTACGAGCGTCCGGAGGTCACCAAACATCAGCGAGGTTCAGGGACTATGTGCCCTGTTCTCGACCGATGCCGTCGAGGCGCACGACCCCGGTTGTGGCGCCAGAGCCAGAGCCGACCGCTTCGACCGCTGTGCCTGCCTGGAAGTTGCCGGCGCCCGCCGTCGTGAACCGCGAGTTGCCCGCATCCCAGAAGACGACCGCGCCTTCGGCCCACGCCTGTGAGCCGACCTTCGTGACGCTGATGACCCCGCGCGTCAGGCCGTTGAACCGTAAGGTCTGAGCGACGGTCACCGTGGGAATAACCAACAGTTGGCCGATCAGCACCGGGACATCCTTCGTCACCCCGCCGCTTGGTGCGGTGTACTCGACCACGTCGCCAGGCTGTATGTATTTGACCATTGATGCTTTTCTCCGTTAGTCGACGCGACTGGTGACGAGCCTTAGCTCGCGACCGACCCGTCGTTCTTGTACAGACCCCTGTGGTCGATGACTTTGGCGCCCACGTCGTGGCGGCACTTGATTTCGAGGCCGTCCACGTCGAAGCCAATCCGGCTCTCGACGAGTGGCCCTTCCTGCCCTTCGAGCATCGCGAGCTCGACGAGGTCCACCTGCTCGGGCGTCGACGCGAGATACCAGGCGGAGGCACTCCCCGTCGCCGAGGCGGTCCCGATGGTGATGCCGGTTTCGAGCCGAGGTTCGCAGAGCACTGTGAGCACGCCCGCGTACGGGTTCACGTTCGTGGCCTGCTGGGCCTGCATGTTCACGCTCACGAACTGCAGGGCGCGCGTCTTCTGCGACGGCGGCACGATCAGGTACTTCGGCTGCGCCTGGATGAGCGTGTTCCCGTCGATGCCACGCTGGAGCATCATGGCCGCTTCAGCCGCGCTGATGGTCGTGATGCCGATCAGGCCGGCCCCGGCGTAGTTGCTGTGCGTAGCGTGGAACAACGCGACGGTGTCGCCCATCGTCGGGTTGCTGAGAATCTGGTACCAGACCAGATCGGACTCGAGGTTCTTGGCCATGCGGCCAAACTTCGCCGGCACGCGCGAGAACGCGTCCGTGTCGTCGTTGACCAGCGCCCGTCGCGTGATGGCGAAGACGCGGCCGTATTCGGCCAACTGGATTTGCTCGCGTCCCTCGGCGATGGTGCCGCGCTTGAACTCGCCGTGCTCGTTGATCGGCTGCAGCGCGGGCGCATCGCCAATCTGGACGCGATTCGCCGGCTTGAAGTCCGACAGCGAGACCGCCCGGGTGATCGGCTGGAAGGTCTGCGGCGCGGCCTGATACTCCGCGCGCAGGCTCTTGTTGGCGACATCCGCCAGCAACAGCGGGAAGTCCGACGTGGTGTGCATGCCGCCGCGCGTCTGGGTCAAGCCCAGCGCCACGCCGGCGACCTCCATCTTGCCCATCCCGGTGACGCGCAGGCCCCTGGCACCGAGATACGCCTTGGCGACATCGAGCATCGTCATACCGCGGTACTCGCGGCCCTTGTCTTCGAGCTTGAAGTGCTGCGGCGCCACGCGGTGCAGCAGCGCGTTCTCGATGCCGGACCTGGCGTGGACGAACGGATCGTCGCCCATGTCCACCGATGTCCGACGGGCGCCGCCATTCGGCGCGGGATTCGGATCCTCGCGGGTCTTCAGCTCTTTGAACACGCGCTTCTGCGCTTCGAGCAGCGTGATCTTGGTGTCGTTGATCAGCGTGCGAGCGAAGGTCATCGGCAACCGTGCGGCCGCGCACGCGTCGAGAATGCCGTTGGTCCGCTCGTTCTCCGCCGTGACGCCGAGGTCGCGCTCGTTCGGCTCGGCCTCTTCGTCGTCTTCTTCGGCCGCCGGCTGACGGCGACCACCGATCGGATTCTCGGACCGGATGAACTCGGGATCATCCTCGCGGTCACGTCCACCCTCGGCCTGACGAATCTCCACGTCGACGGCCTCGACTTCGGCCATCTTGGCGTCGAAGGCCGCGCGCGTCTCATCGTCCTTGTAGGTGCCGTCGGCGTTGCGCAGGCCTTCGGCCTCTCGCAGGAGTTTGGCGCGTTTGGTCTTGAGCTTTTTCAACATGGCTACAGTCCTCTTGATTAGTGGCGAGCCGACGCCAACTGGAAGCGGCGATTCCGATCCGAATCCGCCGTTTGTGTCTCCTGCCGACGCGTGACCAGCACGCAGTGATTCGTCTCGATTTGTTCGCGCCGGACCTTGGCGCCGGTATCAGCCGGCATTGACACCATGCTGATTTCGAATGGTTCCCAATCGACGGCCGTTCGAACCGGTAGCGCGTTGTTCTTGCCGGTCTCTTCTTCGAATTTGTAGACGCGATAACCAACCGAGACCGAGGTGATGATGCCGTCGCGCACGTCCTGGATGATGGGAGCCACGGCGTCGCGGGCGCTGAACTTCACCGTCGCCAGCGCCTTGCCTTTTTCCACGCGGGCGGTGCCTGCTACGACGGCGCCGAGTTGGTCTGTCACCGACCACGCGCTGTGTGAATCGAGGAGCGGGGCGCCGGCATTCAAGCGTTCGAGCCGGATCGCCGCCGGCACGATCGCGAGCTTCTCGATATACCGCTTGCCGGACATCCAGTCGTAGCGCTCGACGCCGCTGCCGGTACTGAAAATGACTTCAGCCGTGCGGTCGTCTTCGTTGAAGCTGGCGACCGTCGCCCGGATGGACAACGGTGGCATCTCGATTGAATTGGATCCCTGCGAAGTGCCTCGCATGGGATACAGAGTGCCAGACGAATGGATGAGGCTAATCCCGCAAATCTTGCGGGGCCGCAAACTTAGCGGGGGATTCTGATCTCACTTCAGAGTGCGGTAACGATGGCGCATTCGGAGCAAACAGCCAGCCCTTTTTATAGAGAGCTGAGACGTGTTCTTGCACGGTCGAATGATGAAGGTTGAACCTGCGCGCCAGGTATGACGCTGGGCACGCCTCGCCAGTGGCGCGATGGTATCGGACGATCATGTCGAGAATCGAGCGTTGACGGATCGTCAACAACATGCGCGGAGTACGCTTCATGTGAGGCGGTCCCCCTTCCGGCTATTACATTGACGATGAGCGAGTTGTAGGTTCTCTCGCTCGTGCGTGCCGCCGCGACTCTGCGGGAAAATATGATCTAGTGTCGCCTGATGCCTGCCTGAAGTAAGAGATAAGTCAACCGCCTCACCGCATATCGCACATCGTCCACCGTTACGTTCGTGAGCCGACACTATTTCCGCGCGCTGCCATTCTTGTTTTGGTGTCGGCAGCGGCTGGCACGGTTGAACAGGAGCGCCGTAGTTGTAAGCGTCAGATACGGCGATGATTAGTTGCCCGTCTTGGCTCTCTGTAGCAGCCAGGACTCCTTTCCGAATATCCCGGTAGATCGTGTCGACGTGGACGCCCCAATACGAGGCCAGCCGAGACGGTGACACATGGATCTCGTTATCGAGCCCCGCCGTGTTCCGCTGCCGATCATCGGGTGCGTCCGTCTGGTTCATTGAGCATCTCCAATTCCCGTGAGGGGCCGAGATGCGCGCCGACGTTGACGGCGCGAGAGCGGCGGTGGCTCAGGCGCGTCCACGTCGGTCGGCCGGATCATCTGGTCATCTTGGTCTTCTGGTCGAATCTCCCGATGGTCTGGCAGTGGCGGCACGATCGGTTCTGGTTCTGGCTCCGAGCCAGACTCGATGGATTTCCAGATCTCAATCAATGGCCTCATCTCATCGTCCGGCCGTCGCTTTGATAAGAGCGCCCGCTGCAATTCGCCCTTGAAATGGACGATGCGCGTGCGCGCGGGATCGAAGCTGGCCCAGCTTTCATCCTCGCAATTCCACTCGACACACGGGAGCCGGTGCACCCGCAGGCCCGCATGCCGCTTCTGCGTGAACAGCGCGCCCAACGCCGCCTGGTTGTGCCCACCGAAGGCCGGCCGCCAGACCTGCAGATGGAGGGGATCGTCCAGCATGCGGCGATTCTCTGTTGCCCACTCGGCGATGAACTCCTTGACAATCGGCGACACGCGCAAGAACAGCACACCTGCGTTGAACGGCATCCGCGATTCGGGCGGCTTCGTCGTGTACGCGAGATCGAACGGCAGATTCCAGACGTCGTCGAGCGACCGGAGGATGACAGTGTCGGCATCCATCAGCAGGATCCGATCGCCGGTCGCCGCGCGCGCGACCACAGCAGCCCACGCTTCAAGCTTCTGGGTATTGAACACCGAATGCTGAAGCCCGAGGGGGCTGCTCATCGGGGCGAGCTCGCGGTCCTGGATGTCGAGCGCCCAGCCGGCACAATGGCGACGAGCTGATAACTCGAGCACGCGCGCGAGGCGGTCCCACATCCCCATGTGCCCGCCGCCGTAGTACCGCACGACAATCCGAGGCGCGGTCATCGGCGCTCTCCCGACGCGAGACGCAGCTGCCGTGCCGCCGCATCAGCCTCGTTGACGGCCGCGGCTGGCGCCGGCGCTGCCGCCGTTTTCGGCAGGGCCTTCCCCTGGAGCTGCCCGGCCTGCGTCATCTGACGCGGGTCACTGTCGAGAATCAACCCGAGTTCGTCGAGCTTCTCGAAGTCTGCGGCGATCTCGGTCATCACATCCTCTGGATCGTACCCGCGCTCGCGGAGCGCCTCTGAGAAGCTCATGATGCCGGCTCGAATATTCCGCTGGTAGGCCAGGCCTTCATTGACGGGATCAATCATCGGCGCCGGCGGGGCCGTCCATTCCGCCGTCGGGGGATCCTTCAGCCCAAAGATCGCCGCGACTTCCATCGCCCAATTCCATGACGGATTACAGAACTGCGGAATCAGCATCCGCCAGCGCCAGTCCTCGACGCGCGCCCAATGCCGGAGCCTCGACATCCTGGCAGCCGAGAACGGCATGTCGGCATAATCGCCGGTCAAATCCTCGTAGGTCACGCCAAGGCCCGTCGCGATCGACCGCAGAGTGGTCTTCGTGTAGTCGCTGTACTCACGAACCGTCGGCGGGTCCACGACGCTGACGCTGCGACCCGCCGGCACGTTCAGAATCATGCCGGGTTCGAGGCTGTCGATTTCCGGGGATGTGGAACTGTCGTTCGTCCCGAGCGGTGTTCCGCTCCCGTCCACGTCGCTGGTGATCACGGCGAGGCACGCCGCGATCTTCTGTTTCATCAGGGTCGCATCTTCGAACTCATCGAAGTCCTTGAAGCGCAACAGGACCGGTGCAAACCACGACGCGCCGCGCACCTGGCCAGGACGCATCGGCTTAAAAATGTGCAACACGTTCGCGGCCGGCACCCGGACTGACGCGTTCACGCCGAAGGCCGAGCCGGGATGTTCGGGAAACAGCCAATAGGCAATCCGACGCCCCAAGATGTCGAACTCGACGCCCTGAATAATGCGGCGCCCGCCGTCCAAGCCACCGAGGCTGTCCTTGCTGATATCCAGAAAGTCTGGCTCCAAGACCTGCAGCTGCATTGGGATCGAAAAGCCGTCTTCTGGCAGTCGCAGCCGGCGTCGCACGAGGACTTCGCCGGACTCGACAACCGTCCGCATGACGAGCTTCTCGAGGCCAGCGAAATCATTGCGGCCGTCCGCGTCACATTCGGTCGTCTCGGCCCATTGTTTCCAGAGGGCCGCCGCGCGCTGATTCTTCGGCTGCGATTTCGGCACGATGCCCCAGCCGACGGTATGGTCCACGATCGTGCTGAGCCCGCTCTCGGCGTAGGGATTATTGCGCACGAGATCGCGCGCGACATCCCGCAGGCGACCAATAAACGGTCCGACTGCTTGATTGGCATCGGTGCTCGAGCGCCGCCAGCCCTGCGTCCGCCGGCCGACGGCCGCGCCTTCGTAGTTGCGTACGATCAGATCCGCGGCCATGCGGGCGCGAAGGCGTTTTAATTGCCAGCGCGGAGCCATGTTCGTGGCGACTCGGTCGAACCAACTCATGGCTGGACTGCCCACCGCCGTGACTGTCTGGCGGCCCGTGCGCGGCCCGAACTCACGATCGAACCAGTTTGATTTCATCCGCATCAGAAGCCTCTCACCGCCAGTGTTGGCGTACCCATTCAAGTTCGCTCGGACCTTTCGACCACGGGTCCGCCTTGCCGTTAAAAAAACAAATGCGCGCGTCGACCGGGAGTCGTCCCCCGACAGGCGCCACGTGTAGTCGATAGCTGTAGACGCCGTCAGCGGTCGTCCATCGGGCTTCCTTCTCGCCGAGGCAGTAGCTAATCCACGCTTGGTCAGACCCGTAGTGCCCGGCTTTCTTCGCGTAATCGGGCGAGTACCGCGGATGGAAGTCGTTCCAGACCCGCGGCCTGGTGCCAGCCGTCAACAGAAACATCGACCCGTTGAACGTCGTCGGCGGCTGCGTCCCTGCGAGGCCCACGAATTCTTCTGGGCGATTCCAGAGCGGCCGTAAATCGCCCATCACCACGCAGTCGAGGTCGATCGAGACGAAGCGTTTGCCGAGGATCTCGCGCATTTCCGGCGCGAACGCCTTCAGCCGGCGATAGCAACTCGGATGCGTGTGGCTATGTGGGTGCAACAGCGTCGCATGATCGTCCCAGAGCGGCACCACTTCGACATCAGGATCGAGTCCGTCCGGATCGTCGGTCACGCAGATGAATCGGTGCGGGTCCGGATAGTGACGAGCCACCATCCGCCTGAGGATGTTTACGGTGTCAGGTGAATAGCTCGAGCGATACCCGTTGAACGGTTTCCATTTCCACGTCACTACGCTCAGCATGACGTCACCAATTCATACGGCACCGTGAGCCTGAGCGGTTTCCAGTCGGGGATCTCCGCCCGCGCGGCCTTGATGCGCGGCACATGGATCCCGTCTTCGGGTTGCTTCCGTTTGTACGCGAGACCGCGCCGGATAAACTCCTCGTTCTCGTGATCCGTCGAAGCGTCACAGATGACTTCGCGGGGATATCGCACCAGGGGCAGATCGAGCATGATCACGCCCTTCGCTGGACTCGTGGCGGCGTTCTTCGGCACGCCCTTGCAGCGCTCGCGAAATTCGGAATCACTGCCGTAGTACCCGGAGAATCGCTCGTCATACCCGCCCATCTGGTCGAACATCTGGCGCGTCATCAGCCAACTGTTCGGGTGCTCCTGATACTGCGCCAACTTCGAGAGTGTCCACGGCCACGGGTGCCGCGCATCGCGCCGACGGAAGCGGTAGATATAGTTCGGGTCGATCAACCCGTTCGCCGTTCCGATGTATCGCTTGTGTGAATCCGACGCCTCGAGTTGCCCGGTCAGCGTCTGCCCACTGAGCAGCGCTCGTAACGTCTCGGCTGGCAACACGTGATCGATGTCCGTCAACAGTACCCAGTCTGTTCTGGCCTTCTTGACGCCAAGGTTCCGCTTCGCCAGCCAGTCCCATCGGCGATGCTGCAGCACGATGTAGAGCTGCTGTGACGCGATGCCAACTGGGCGAAAGACATCGAACGCGCGGGCCTCCGATTTGATGTCATCGGTGACGACCACGTGGAAATGTGGCTTCATGTCGCCCGGGTACGCATCCCAGATCTTTAGTTGCTCCAGAAACATCCCCTGATTCTGAAAACAGCCACAGATGAACGTCAGGTCTCTCACGACACCACCCAATAAAATGACGGATTGCGTTCTCGAGTCAGCACGGCCCAGTCACGGATCCCGTGGTCGCGCACGAACGCATCCACCGCTGGCTTGACTTGAATCAGGGGACGCGCAGGGAAGTCGCGATAGTCATGGCCAGCCACGACCCCGCCGACGCGCACTTTCGGTGCCCAGGCCTCGAGGTCGACATACACCGCCTCCCGCCCGTGGTTCCCGTCGATGTAGACGAAGTCGAGTGAGCGATCTGGCACCGATTGCGCCGCCGTCAGCGAGAGCCTGCCGTCGATGACGCACCCGTACGGCTGCAATCTCCGCTCGGCTTGGGCGCGGATCGCCACCCAGGAGGCCGCTTGCTTCGCTTCGTGGTAGGTCGGGTCATCGCCCCAGGCGTCGACGCAGCGGAGGTGGAGTCCAGGCAGCGCCTTGCACATCGCTTCCGAGAAGCCGCCCTTCCAGACGCCGACCTCCGCGCCACTCGTGAAGCCGCGCGCCGCGAACCACCGCAGCAACTCGGTCCGACCGGCAGATGGATACACCGTCGGATTCTCGCCATGGGGACGGCCGAAGAATTCGGTCATCCTGGAATCCTCAAACTCTCGCGATAGCGGCCCTGTTGCGGCGTGCGAAACGCGTCGTTGGTCATCGGCCGCCTAAAGGCGCCGCGGATCAACTCGCCACGGGGCGTGGTGGCGGTCTCCAGCCAGAGCACGTGGTAGTCATTCGCGACTGCGATGTCCTGGTAGAGGCACTCATTCGTGAGGTAGAAGCAGTGCTTGTGGTACCCCTGCGTTGGACGGTCGAACACGATGACCCCGCCGGGCTTCGTGAGCTCGTGCAGCGTGCGCCAGACCTGCGCCTGGTCGAAGATGTGCTCGCCAGTCCCGAAGTCGGTCACGAGATCGAACGCCTCATTGAACCGGATGGGCAGATTCAGATCGGCGGTCAGCGTGCCTCGCCCGTTGCCATCGATCGACACGTAGCGGCCACAGCCGCGCTCCGTCTCATACCAGACCTTCGCGAGCCGTTTCGTCGGTTCCCCACACATGCCTTGGTCGCCGAGTTCGCACACCGAGAACCCTTTCGGCAGCGGCAAGGCGGCGACGAAGGCGGCGGGCTCCTTGAGAATCCCCATGGCTATGCCGCTCCCCACAGCGGCTCAAACCACGGCCAGCGCTCCACCGCTTCATGATTCTTTGGCTTCTTACAGAGGATCACCTTGGCGTCCGCCGGCCACGGTGGTTGCACGCGGGAGATCCGAGGGAACCAGGCATACGGCATCCCTTGGGCCTCTGGCGCTTGTTCGCCGATCCAGTCCTGGTCGCCGCTCAGGCGCTCGGCCTCGGCCGGGGTCCAGCGCGTGAATAGTTCGGGATGCGCCCCGCCGGTGAACCCCATCACGCTCGAATTGAATCGCCGAACGAGTTTCCGGCCGTAGCGGTCCCGATCAATGTGCGCGCGCTCACGCACGAGCGCGTCTTCTGTGAGAACGAACTCGGCCGGATAGTCGACGATCGGATCGAGCGGCGCGACGATGAGCGTGTCGAGGTCGAGGTAAAGGATTCGCCCCTCGAGTGCGAGCGCCGGATCAAAGAGTCGCAGCTTGTTCCAGTAGCCAACGGCGTTATCTGGCACCGCGCCGGCCAACGACGGGATCACGACCAGATGCGGCGTGAACAACGGTAACCGCATGGTCTCTTTCAAGACCAGCGGCGCGGTCTCACGATCGACGAGGCAGGTAAACACGAAGGGCCGCGCCAAGTAGCGGCGCACCATGCGCTCGAGGCGCACGACGTACTCAGCGGTGTAGGGATACGGCCCAGACACGAAGACGCAGGCGACGGTCAGCATGGGACTCCGACGGCGATGACGCGCTTCTCGCGCTTCTCCGCTCGTTTGTACGGCAACGGTAACGGCCAGCTTTTCCAGTCCAGCAGTCGAAATCGAGCGGCGGTGAGCTGATCAAGCCACCACTCGCGCGATTCAAGGATCAGATGCGCGTTGCGACCGTCGGTCAGCGTCTTGTTCGCGGGGTCGAGCGCGATGACGAAGAGGACCGCCTGGCGCGCGAGCACGTGCAGATGCGCGAGCACCGCCGGTAGTTTCTCGGGTTCGATGTGCTCGAGCACGTCCGTGCAGACCACGAGATCCGCGAAGGCCGGCAGCGAATCCTTCCCGGGCCTGGCGGGGTCGTATTCATCCAATCTGACACCTGTGAGATATCGGTCCTTCAGCGTGGCGACGAGGGTTCCGCCACCGCAGCCGTAATCGAGCACCGAATGCGCGTCGAAGTGCTGCAGTAGCGCCTCGACGGTGTCCGCCCATTTCTTCCCTTTGCCCCCGTACCCGTCCGGCGCGGCGTGCAACACCTTCTGCATGTCGAGGTAGGCCGGCGAGATTCGGTCGATCAGCGCGTGTGGCGTCTTCATGGGGCCACCTTCGCGCCGACGTGCTGCTTGTAGGTGAAGTCGCGCCGCTCGGCCTTATCGAACGGCTTCACGCGATAGCGGTCCACGGTGTAGCCAGCCGCTTGCGCCTCGGCGTACAGCCGGTCGAAGAGTTCGACGAGCTCCGGCCTGGGATGAGACAACACCTCGCCGGTGTACCAATGCCGCCGCCCTTCTGCGGCCAGGCGCGGGATCGCATGCTTCAAATGGAGCTGGGTCTCTATCCGCGTGTAGTGAACGGCTTTCACGCTGGGATCGTCCAGGGTGGTTCCCTTCAAGTCCCCGCAGTCCCAATTCCCCTGACACGCCGCGAGCAGTTCCGGGTGCGCCCTGAAGTACTTCAACATCCAGCCGTGCGCATCCGGCATCGCGCGCAGCTCGTCGAGCGCCGGCACGTGACCTCGAGCCCGCCCACAATCGAACAGGATGCAGGACGTCGAGAGCTTGCCGGTGGCGTTGCGCACCAGGCCGACGTTCGGAATGGGCTGATTCCATAATTCGGTGATGTCGGCTAGAAAGAAGAAGTCCGAGTCGCAATAAATCGCGCGGCCCTTGTAATTGCAGATCGCTGGAATGCCCCATCTGAAATGGGTGAACGGCGTGCGACCGGTCGCGCATTGCCAGCCGCTCCACGGTCCACTCGCCGCCTGCTGCATCCACGTAATCTCCACCGGCTGCGAGGCGTGCTTGCGCAAGGTGTACTCGGCCACTACTTGCGATTCGAGGTCGCAGTTATTCCCGTCCGCCCCAAAGAACACTCGGATCACAGAAATGCCTCCAAGGGTTGCCGCTCGAACGCCGTCACCCGGCTGATTGGTGAGCAGTTCACAATCCGAATCCCCTTTCGTGTCGCGTCTTCCGCCATCGCCTGCAGCGGAACCATATGACGCTGAAAGTGTTGTTCTGGAATAAACGGCATCGGGTGCGGCCATTCGCCGGCGAACCAGCGCCCGCCCTGCATGTCGTACCCGAGCAGCACGATTTCGGTCGCCCCGAAGTGGTACGCGAGATTGATCGCCGAGGTGCCTGAGTCATACCCGGAGACATGGGTTCCCCCTGTGCCGGTCCCAGGGCCGCACACGCACGGCCTGGGCAGGTCGCAGAGATGCCCGTGGTGTTTCGTCCTCGTGACGCGCTTCACGGTGGCCGGGAGTTCTTGATCCGACTTCCCGCGCACCACCATGTACGTGCCGGTGAACTTCGGAATCAGCGGCAAGGCGATTTCTGGTCCCTTCTCCCCGCCCAAAAAGAGCACGTCGGCATTCGGCCGCACGAGCACGCCTTCCTTGATCGCGATGACGCGCCCTTTCAACAGCGGAATCAGCTTGCGAATGGGCCGGATGCTCTCACCGCCGCAGATCACAAAGCACCGCTCGCCGACCCATTCGCGTGGGACGGTCCAGACGGGGGGCAAGATCCAGCCGACGGGTCGGCTCATACGGCGGTCCTCACGACCGACTGGACCAGGTCGCGGTACTGCCGCGCGATCCGGTCGATCGAAAACTCTGAGACGCGCTTGCGACCCTGCAGCCAGGCCTTCTGGCGCACGTCGTCGGCCGTCATCTTAGCGATGGCCTCGTCCAGGGCGGCGTGGTCTTCCACAACGGCGCCGGTTGGCGCGATCTCGCGAAAGGCCGCACACTCCTGCGTGAGCACCGGGCGACCCGCGACGATGGCGTTGACGTACTTGATCCCGCTCTTCCACTGTCGGCAGGCCCAGCCGTCCCAGAGTTCATCCCGGAACGCCACGACCAGGTCGGCTTCACTGAGGTCAGGCGGGTTCACCAGGAAGGTCAGGCCGAGCCGCGCGCAGGCCCGCTCGAGCGCCACGCGCCAGGAGCCGAGATAGCGTGCGGATCCTTCGTACGCCACGACGCGCGCACGCTTGCGAATCGGCATGGCTGTCAATCCAAGACGGTGATGGTGCGGAATGTAGACACCGCCGATCGCGTCCGCCATGGCCTGCGTCGCCCCGATCAGGCGGGAGATATGCACCGCGTCGCGCATCTGGATGACCTCGCGCACGAACTCTGCTTCGGTCCGGTTATTCGCGTCAGGCTGCCGCCAGAAGTCCAACACGTCCCAGATCAGCGGCGCGCCCGTCTCTTTCGCCTCGCGCCACCACACGCCAGGGGCGCGTTTGACCAGGATGACCACATCCGCCCAGGCCCAGTCCTCAGCGCGTGGCTTCG